ACGCGGATCTGGCTGCCACGTGCCTGCGCCGGCTTAATGCTATCGCCGACGACTGGTCGGCCATCCCGGGCCGGATGCCCCAGCAGCACATCGTGTCTGGCTCAGCATCCGGCATGACACTGACGCTGGGGCAGGGGGCGTTCGCCGCCGTTCCCGCTGGCGCCGGCGTGGCCCAGCTGCAGGTCGACGATTTTCCGATGACGCCGATCACCATGGCGCAGTACAACAACATCACCGACAAGGTGTCGGCTGGCCGCCCCGACCTGTGGGCATTCGACGGCCTTGGCACCATCTACCTCTACCCGGCCGCCAGCGGCAATACCGTCCACATCCTGTCGCGCAAGGCGTTTTCGCAGTTCGCCGACCTCGATGCCGACTACCTGCTGCCAGCCGGCTACCGGGGCGCGTTCTCGGCTGCGCTGGCCGTGGCCATGGCCCCATCGCTGCTCGGAGAGGTACCGGGCGGATTGGTGATGGCCGAGAGCCGTGCGCTGCACCACATCCAGAGCGCCAACATCGATCCCGCCATCATCAGCGCCAGTCCGCTGACGCCCAACTGCGCCGGCAATATCCTTCAGGGCTGGAACCGCTGATGGCCGGCCGCAACTATGTCGCCTGCATCGGTCCCAGCTACCACCTGGACGACCGCAAGGCCGCCGTCCAGACGGCCATCAACTGCTACCTCGAGCAGATCGAGGGTTTAGGCGAGACGCGCGTGCTCACGCAGGTTTCAGCCCCGGGCCTCGCACCGTTCCTCGAGCTGGGCGCCGAGATTCGCGGCCAGCGCAACGTCGAGGGCCGCTGGTTTGTTGTGGCCGGCAGCGCGCTGTATGAAATCGTATCCGGCGCCGCCGTCAAGCGCGGTACCCTGGCTTCCGGGCGTGGGCCGGTCGCCATGTCTCATAACAACACGCAGCTGGTGATCGTGGCCGGCGCCACCGGCGATATCTTCACGCTGTGGTCCAACGCACTGACCAGGATCACATCGCCCAGCTGGCGCGGCTCCTACTCGGTGTCATTCATCGACGGCTACATGATTTTTGTGGCGCCGGAGACCGACCAGTTTTACCTGACAGCGCTGGATGACGCCACCACGCTGGACGCCCTCGATTTCAGCTCAGCCGACGCCCAGCCCGACAATATCGTTTCCACGCAGGTGCTGCACCGCGAGCTGATCCTTATGGGCCTGTACACCACCGAGATCTGGATCAACAGCGGCGGCGCCATGTTCCCGTTCCAGCGCTACAACGGCGTCCAGATCGACGTCGGCTGTGTTGGCCGTCACGCCAGCATCGTTGCCGCCGACTCGGTCTTCTGGATCGGCCAGACAACCAAGGGCGCCGGCATCGTGTACCAGATGAGCGGCCACGAGCCGGTGCGGCGTTCGACTCGCGCGATCGAGCAGATGTTGGCTCGGTCCACCAACCTGGCTGCGGCCACCATGTGGTCCTACCAGGTTGACGGCCACGAGTTCGTCGGCATCAACGCCCCGGGCCTGGCCACCACGCTGGTCTATGACGCGGCGGTCCAGCAATGGCATGAGCGCGCGGAGTGGCGCGATGGCTGGGCACCACTGCGCACCACCAACGTTTGTTTCGTCGGTCAAGAGCAATATTCCGGTGACGCCTCTGGCGGCCTTTGCCGGCTGGACGCCGATACCTACATGCTCGGAACCGATCCGCTGGTGCGAGAACGCACGTGGCCGCACATGGTGCGCGCCAGCATGGAGCCAATCCGCTATGCCAGCATGGAGCTCTCATGCACCACCGGCCACGGCGGCAGCGTCACCCTGGAGATTTCCAACGACGGCGGCAAGACGTTTGGGCCGCGCCTGGTGCGCTCCCTGGGCGCCATCGGCCGCACCATGCAGCGCGTGCGCTGGATGCCGCTGGGGGCCGCTTACGACCGCGTCTTCCGTGTGCGCTGCTCCGATCCTGTGCCGTTCAACATCTACGCGGCGGCCGTCGATGATTAGCGTCCCGCCACCAACCCGGGTTGCCATCGGCACGGCCGAGATCAATGGCAAGACCGTCGAGGTGTTCCTGACTACCGAGTGGGCGCGCTATTTCCAGGCGCTCAACCTCCAGTCGGGCAGCACCGCGCAGAACTTGAGCAATTTCGCCAACGGTGCATTTATGGGTTTGCTGGCCGAGGGCGGTGACGGCGGCGAGTCGATGCCTCCGCCACCAGGGCAACGCGGTGAGCAAGGCGACCCGGGCGCCGCCGCGCCGAACATCGTCTTGGGAGATGAGGGTAGCGGCATCGAGTTCATCCCCGGGCCTCAAGGCCGCCCAGGAGAGCCGGGCGCGCCGGGCCCTGCAATTTTTATGCTCCAGGAGCCCGACACCAATGACGTGTTCTGGCCCGTTCAATCCAACTGAAAGGCAAGTATGGCTTCCAATAAAACATTCCGGTTCGGCCCGGTCGCACTGAGCACCGTGCTGGGTACCAACCTGCTGAGTCCACCGACTGCCGCTGGCGGCGTGAATGCCGGCACGTCCCCTCAATACATCGTGCTCAAGCACATCCGGGTCACCAACAAGACTGCAGCAGCAGCAGCGTTCTCGATGTTCCTCGGCGCGTCGGCAGCCAATGCCGCCGGCACCGAGGTTATCGGCGCTGGCCAGCAGGTTCCCGCCAATACGTCTTACGACTGGTACGGCATGCTGCGCCTCGACGCCGGGGAGTTCCTGGTGGGCGGCTCCGGCACAGCCAACGCACTCACCATTTCCGGCGAAGGCGAGATCGGCGTGGCCGGCTGATGGATATCCAATTCCACGGCGGCGACGCCGAATCGGGCAATGTGTTCGCGGTGGAGACGCGCGCGGAGGCGGGCTACCTGCTCGAATCGCACGTGCACGCTCATTCCCATATGTCGGTGCTGGTTTCCGGTACCGCAGACGTCACCATCGACGGCCAGACAACTCGCCTGACCGGTTACCAACTGCTGACCGTGCCCGCCAATACGCAGCACACCGTGCGCGCGGTCACCGATGTCGTGTGGCTGTGCCTGTGGGCTGATCACCTGGCTCCGAAAGACCAGGCCACCGAATCGCTCAAACTGGTGCCAACCCATGAATAAGAAAATTCAACTGGTCGCAAAAGACTTCGATGTCGCCCCGATCCTGTGGGCGCTGCGCAGCCATCCCGAGCTGTGGAACCAGCACACCGCCCGCACCGAGAGCGCCGACAGCCCGCACCACGGGCTGGACGACATCTGGGCGCGATTCGGCGACCCCGAGCGAGCGGAGGATGGCTCGCCGCACGATTCCCACTGGTATCCGGCCGCCACACTGCTGGGCATCATCCCCATGTGCCACGACCTGATGCACATGGTGCAGGGCGTTGAGCTGGGAGGCGTGCTGATCACCCGAATCCGCGCAGGCGCCGCGTGCAAGCCGCACACCGATCCCGGCTGGCATGCGCGCCGATACGAGAAATTCGCCGTCCAGATCACCAGCGCACCAGGTCAAGAATTTTGCTTCGAGGGAGAGAGCTTGGAGAGTCGGCCAGGCGACGTGTACTGGTTCGATAATCAACACCTGCACTGGGTCACCAACCCCACACCGTACGAGCGCGTGACGATGATCGTTTGCATCCGGAAGGAGAAATAATATGCCATGGGGAGCAGCAATTGTGGCTGGCGGCGCTATTATCGGCGGCGCGATGCAGTCCAACGCCGCAGGCAAGGCGGCCGACACGCAGGCAGAGGGCAGCGCCGCCTCGATCGCCGAGCAGCGCCGCCAGTACGATACGACACGCGCCGACTATGCCGAGTATCTGGCCGCCGGCAAGAAAGCGTTGGGCACGCTGGCCGCCGAGAATGACGTTCCGCTCGACACCAGCAAGATCCAGATGGATCCAGGCTATCAGTTCGGCCTGAGCGAGGGGCAGAAGGGGATCGACCGCCAGACCGCCGCCGCTGGCGGCCGTATCTCCGGCGCCGCGCTGAAGGCGGCCTCGCAGTACAACACGAACTATGCCAATACCGGCTACGACGCAGCCTACAGCAGGGCCAACACCGCGCGCTCTGACCGGCTCAACCGTTTGGCGGCGTTGGCCAACGTAGGGCAAACCAGCACTGGCGCGGTCACGGCCGCAGGCAACAACACTACCAATGCAATCACCAACCTCACGACGAACGGCTCTAACAACGCCGCCGCCGCTCAGGTGGCCAAGGGCAACATTTGGGCCGATACGACCAACCAACTCACGGCTCTCTATGGCCGTGGCGCAATGGGATAAGGAGCCACTATGGCAGGCGAAAATATTTTCCAGCAGTGGCTCCAAAAGCCTAAATCCGTACTGGATTACCAGGCATCGTTCGACGAGGCCGATGCCCGCAAGCAGGTACTCAAAAAAAATGCGCTCGAGCTGGCGGCCGGGCAGCAGACCTACGACAACAGCGTGCGCACCAACCAGGATAACGCTTTGGTCCGCGCCGCCCTCGGCGGGCTCGGCGCCAACGCCACCGATGACGACCGCATCCAGGCTATGCGCCGCACTGGCACGCCGGCCGGTTTCACCGCTGCCGACGCACTGGACAAGTCGCTCATCGAGCGAAGAAAGGGCGTTGCGGCCGCGAACAAGGATGACGCCGAGACCGCTGCCAAAAAGCTGGCGCAGATGTCGGCGTTGCACAACTTCCAGTCGCAGAAGCTGGCCGGCGTGCAGACACCCGAGGATGCATTGGCGTGGGCGCAGGAAAGCCACAATCTCGGCATGTTCTCCCAGCCAGGCCAGTACGAGCGGGGGCTTGCAGTGATCCAGGCGGCAGCCCAAGATCCGCAAGCATTCGCGCAGTGGAAGCAGCGCGCCATGCAAGGTGGGCAGACTGTTGCCGAGCAGCTCAAGCAGCAACTGGACGAACTTAAGCAGCGGGAGCAGGTGCGCCAGTTCGGCGCTACCGAGCAGCGCATTCGCTCTGAAAATGCGGCCGACCGGGGTGTCACCGTGCGCGGCCAGAACATGGTTGATGCGCGGGCAAACAGAACTGCCGAGCAGGGTCGCATTCCAGTCGGATACCGCGCGGCGCCTGACGGCTCGCTCACCTTCATTCCAGGCGGCCCGGCTGACCCGTCGTTCAAAAAGGCGACCGAGTTCGAAGGCAAGAGTGCCATCTTTGGCGCCCGCGCCGAAGAGGCGGACAGAATTCTCAGCGAGCTCAATTACAGCCCCTCGGCAGTAAATGCAAAGACTTCTGCTGAGACGACCCCGCTGATTGGCGGCACGCTCGGCGCGGCGATCAACCGCAGCGTGCTCAACGAAAACGACCAAAAGGCTGAGCAGGCCCAGCGTGATTTTGTGAACGCTGTCTTGCGGCAGGAGTCGGGAGCTGCGATTGCAGAATCGGAGTTCCAAAACGCCAAGAAGCAGTATTTCCCTCAGCCCGGTGACTCTAAAGGGGTGATCGAGCAAAAGGCGCGGGCTCGAAAGACAACGGTTCAGGGCCTCAAGCTGAACGCCGGCGCTTCCGTTTTTAATGCTTCGAACGCACCCGCTGCGCCAGTGCCGGCACTACCGCAAGGCTGGTCGGTCACGGAGAAAAAATAATGCCAACTTTTGATTTCAAGGGACCTGACGGCAAAATCCACTCGGTCAGCGGTCCAGAGGGCGCCACGGCTGAGCAGGCATTCCAAATTCTTCAGGCGCAACTGGGTAGCGCCACACCTGCGCCGACCAGCCGCGCCAAGCCAGCCGCTGCGAGTGCGCAGCAGTCCATCGCGCCAGCTGCAAAGAGCGCGTCCGGCAGCGACGGCGACGGTGGATTCCTCGATGAGGCCGGCACGGCAGTGCGCGGCGTCGGTACCGGCCTGGGCCGTACTGTCCTCGGCGCCCAGCGCCTCCTCGGGAAGTGGTACGGCTTCCTTGGCGACAAAGCAAGTGGCGCGCCCTCGCCATCATTGTCGGACCTGGTGGCGGGGAAGAAGCCGCAATCAACCAACCTGCTCGCCCGCGCAGGGAACTGGCTGGTCAATGATGCCGAGACTGGTCGTTCTCGAATGGCCGGCGAATTGGCGCCCTACAAAGAACGGAACCCGTTGTCGGCCTTGGCAGGTGAGACTGTCGGTGAGATCGCCGCCACAGCGCCGATTGGCGCTGGCGCAGTGGGTGCCGG